GATGAACACGGGATTTGGAAAAGAAGATGCGAGCGTTGACTTGCCTATTCCTTCCGGACCGTAGATAACGACCTTCTTGGCGGTCTCGACCTTACCTTTGGTTATGGGTATTCCCATTTCGTTACTACCTGCCTTTCTGTTTAATATTTCTAATAACTTTAGATACTGGGATACGGGAGGCTTTTTCTGTCTCATTTGCGGATCTCTCTGTAAAGCCTGGGAGAGACTTCGTGAAACTCCTCATTCCATCCGCTCACGGACTCGATCAGGCCGATGTCAGCCTTGATCCGTTCTCCATTGATGACCACATATCCTCTGACGATAAAATCCGGATCAGTGTCGAGCGGAAAAAGGACTTCTTCCTTCATACCTCCCGTCAGAATGACTTCTGCATTTTCGGGGAACTTTTTCCAAAAACTCATATCGGAATCCTTATCTCTTTCTCTCCGTAATAGGCCATTACCTTTGCTACAATATCGAGCTTCGGAGATACTCTGCCGCGAGCGTAGCCGATCAGTGACTTTCTCTCGATGCCGATCGCAGCTGCAAGTTTTTTTGTTTCGCGCTTTGATATGCACTTTTTCTTGAGATACTCACTGAACCACTCTGCAGCTCTTACGGAGTTGATAGTCTGTGGAGTGGTGCGGTTCATACTGCCACAGCTTTCCAGTAATAACCTTCCATTGTGCTGCCTGAGTCATAATCGGGATAATATTGAGACGACTTCTCGCCTCTCGTTCTAAATCGCACATTATTGATGGCTTTTGACTCAGATACCGCCCACGTCTCTCCTTCGAGCTTCCAATCGCCTGCCATATATCCGCTGTCGGGGACATTAGTTCCCCAGTGTTCGGGGTAATCAGTTGCAAAGTAATACTTTGAATAAACCTTATATTTGCGTTTTGTCTGAGCCATCATCTGATCCTCAAAGAGTCTTCCTGGACGGAATGGCACCACTTGAACGAAGCTCCGCCCTTGATCGCGTCGAGTGCTTCCTTTGATTTGACTTCCGGTTCTGCATACTTCAGAAACTCTTCCGGAACGTCATAGACCGAATCAACATCGAGGATGAGCTTCGGAGGGTTCTTCTGAATTGTTGTGGTAAATGTTCCGCAGTCGAGCTTCTTCTCGCCGAGCTTCAGCTGTGTGCTGAGCATGAGCTTTTTAACACGGTCCATCTGGTTCTCGAGAGCTTTTTGTCTCTCACTGAGCCTCTTCTTCTGTTCCTTGATGCCATCAATCGTGGCCTTGACGTTTACCATCCACTTGCAGCAATTTTCAAACTTGGCCTTGATATCGTCTTCGAGGTTATCCCAGACATCCAGGAGCACTTCATCAGGGATCTCGCCTTCATCAAGAAGGTCAAAGAACTTGATAAGGCTCTGATCTAATTCATAAACACTTGCCATTAGTCCTTCCTCCTGTTCGAGTAGTAGCTGATCGCATAAGCCTTGTGGAATCCCTTGATATGCGGATTTTCAAGATAGAGATCCTCGCCGTTCACCCAGACATCCTGCGCCCAGAGATGGTTACATCCGCATTTGAAGAACTTCTGTGCAATCGTGATGCCTTCGCCAAAAATGGCTTTCCTTGTCTCAAAAACGAGATACTGCTTCTTGTGACCTGTCTTGGCCTGATAGATTTCGTAATCCATAAGCCACCTCACCAGTTCTTTGAGAAGTCGGGGGCATCAACCGTTGTTTCACCGTCAAAGCCTGTTGAATAGATAACCTCGACAGTGTCTTTCTTCTGTCTTTTGAGAAGTCTCATATCAGAGCGGAGCTGACGGTTTTCGAGCCTGAGCTGTTTGATCGTGTCTTTGGTGAATATCGTTATAAATGCGACGCCACCCGCAAAACCCAACGATAAAAGTGCAAGTGATAACAAAAACGTTATAATCTTCATCTTAGTCTGTCCTTTCTATATGCAGCTATCGCTGCGGATTGTTCGATTAACGGATGAATATACAAGCAGGGGCGACGCCGATGCCACCGACCGCGTAGCTGCTGTTCAACGAGCCGTCGGTGCCCACGACGCGGACACCGTGGGCGGTCCACGGGATGGGAGACCGGAGCGACCACCGTGTAGCATCTCCGTCGCTGTCTGTATAATCTTCGTAAGGGATGAATTGAGCGTATCTGATATATTCGTGAATGGATAACAAGAAGACCGGATCAGCATAGTAGCCTGTTTCGAGCTCTTTGCCGTTTTCCATTAACATGTCCGGGAAGTGTTTGATAACTCGGCCCTCAAGTTTTGGTGCGAGCTCTTTGAGCAAGAGCTTCCTGATGTCGGACTTTCTATAATTCTGGTTATTATCCTCCGAGAAAACGACGTTATCCTTCCACAGCTTCGCCATGATAGCGAGGACACCCTCGTCTCCGCCGCACTCTTTTCCGCCCATCTCCTGATAATCAGGATCTAAACACACCCACTCAAAACCGCAGCACATGAAATGGTCGCCTGCCTTGATGTTTGTCAGATCTGTGTCTTTGTTCTGGATCTCTTCGAGCTGCTTCTGCAGTTTGGCGATCTGCGCCTCTAATTCCGCAGCCGTTGGTTCTTTCTTTCTGTTTACCATCTTATGCCTTCCTTTCGCTTGCTAAATCGTTCCGGTGTGAGTAGGCTGCAAGCATCTCCCACTCTCTTGCTGTGAAACCTTTCTTTAGCGCTTTGTTGACGTATGACCTCGATCTGTTGATAACGTCTGCGATCTCCTGTATCGAGCCAAATGTCTGATAGATCCGCGGGAAGCGCATGCCCGCTTTCATGGCCTTCATGAATTACCTTCTTCTGTTGTTTTAATAGCAACACTCGGAGCAAAAAAATATTCTGGAATCTCGCGAGCCGGTATCTTGAGAAGCTCAACAGCCTTCCTGATCTGGTCGGCTCTCCAGCTCCCGGATGATAACATTCTCGACAGTCTTGAAGGGCTCACACCGAGCGCTGTCGCGAAATCGGCGCGGGTTCCATATTGCTTGTCGATTCGTGCCTTTAGCTTTTCCATTTTTACCTCCTTCCTCGATTGCTTTATTAGCAACTTGACTATACCTTATCGCTTTGTTGCTTTTAATGCAACGGTAAAATTGCTTTATTTGCAATTTGTAATATTTATGTCATATAATTAGGTGGGAAGACGGAGGATGATATGGATCAGATTTACATTATTAAAGACAGATTAAACACCGCGCTCCAGCTTCGAGATATGACTGCAGCGGAACTTTCACGGAAAACGGGAATAAACAAGTCCTCACTCTCGCGTTATCTGACAGGCGAGTCCATTCCAAGATCTCTTGCCATTGGAAAGATGGCGGAAGCTCTTCATGTGTCGCCCGCCTGGGTTCTCGGTTATGACGTTCCTATGGATAATGGAGCTCCGTTCGTTCACATTGATATTGATAAACTCAATTCTGCTAATCAGGCCCTACTTATGACATATTACAAGGCCCTTCTCGATGCTCAGGAGGCAGACAATGGCAACACCTAAGTGGAACAAATCGAGGAACTTGTGGATAGTTCAAGGCCAAAAGAATGGTATAAAAAAGACGTTCTACAGTTCAACGCCAGGGCTCCGCGGTAAGCGTGAGGTCATGGATAAATATGACGACTGGATCGAGTTCGGAGGCTCCCAGAAGATCACTGTGGAGAAGTGCGTCGAGTTATACCTCCGAGACATCGAAGCTCGGCTCGGTCGGAGGGACACATATAGACAGACCGAGGTCTACACGCGCCTGCATGTCCTTCCTAAGCTCGGCAAGCAAAGAATGAATAATCTAACCCTCCGAGACTGGCAGACCGTTCTGAACGAAGCCAGACCGCAAAAACGGCACACCGGACCGCTGTCATTCAAGTCGATGTGCCATCTTCGCACGATCCTCGTCGGTCTTCATAAGTTCGCCTATGTGAATTATTATTGTGAAGAATGGCGCGGTTCCTTGTATATCCCTCAAGGTCATAAGAAGGGCGAGCGTCAGATCTTGCAGCCCTCCGACATCGCTAGGCTTTTCGAGCCGTCTTCGCTCTGGTTTGCGAATGCCTTCAAGGTGATGCTGCTCTGCGGACTTCGCCCCGGAGAGTGCCTCGGTCTCCAGGAGGGCGATCTGAAAGATCATGTGCTCAGAATATCCAGGGCGATCAACGATGTCGGGGAAGTCACCGATGGAAAGAACAAGAACGCCCGCCGTCTCGTCCCTTTGCCTCCGATGGCAGAGTCCATTATAACGGACACAATAAAACGAAATCATGAGTATAATTTTGGGACTCCGTGGATCTTCTGCAATATCTACGGCGGCCCTGCGGCGCAATATATCGTCAGAAAAGACTGGAATAAGCTCAAGGCTGAGAGAGATCTCCCGGGAACTTGTTACTCACTACGCCACACATTCGTCTCGATCGTCAGCTCCCAGACGCATCTCGCAGAAGGGACCATTAAGACACTGGTCGGGCATAGCGAGAGCTTTGACACCTGGGGAACATATAAGCATGAAGTCAGCGGTGAGCTCGAGAGAGCTGCGGAAGTCATAAACCTGACTTTTGAACGTCTGAAATCTGCGGAAAATTAAAAAGTCATACAAAAAGTCAAACATCAGAAAATGAAAAAGCCCCCGTGACATAATAGCCACGGGGGTTTTATTTGGAGCCATTTGTGGGACTCGAACCCACGAATGTGTGTTTTCTGGTGGACTTAAATCATCGGAAAGTCCATGATTTTGAGGATTTTGTACTTTTAATAGTTCCGACTGTCCGCCGCTGAAAATACAAAAACCATACAAAAAGTCAAACATTAGAAAAGCCCCACGGTGCTGCTGAAACCGTGGGGACTTCTCTGGAGGTGATCCGATATGGAGATCTTACTGTTTATAATATGGAACGCCGAACCCGACAATATATTTCGAGTTATATGCAATAGTCCTGGACTTGACATGTCCGGGGCTTCCTGCGTTTCCTTCCTTGACGATGATCTTGTTGCCATTCACACCGATAACAAGGCCCGTATGTGTCGAGCGTGTCGCTGACTTCGGGTTTTTGAAGTTATAGAAGACATGCCAGGCGAGTTTCGGCTTCGTTCCGCGCTTCTTAAAGCGCTTCTTATTCTTGTACCACTTCATCGCCTGGGTGCATCCTGCTGTTGTCGTGTACTTCGTCACGCTCTTGGTCTGATAGAAGTCAGAAACCACTGTGATCTGACACCACGCCGTTGTTCTGACATTCAGTTTTCTTCCTGTCAGCTTGTTGTATGGCTTCATGATGTACTTCTGGGCTCTTCCATCCTTGACCGCCTCAGAGTAGCCGTTCCAGCTCTGGATCTTATTGGCGGCAAGGGTAGCACCGCCCGCCATCAATTAGCCTCCGAGGTTCCTGTCGGTGTCTCAACCTCTTCCTCGTCGGTGTCGATCTCATAATATTCTTCCTTTGTAAACTGCTGATAGACCTGGTTAATGCCGGTGGAAGCGAAACCGCTTACGATTCCGATAGCCAGAGCCATAAGCCAGTTGTCTGCAGGAATATATCCGGGGATGGTCTTGAAGACAATAATACCCAGGACACCGCCCACGAAGCCGCAGATCATCGGGATGAACTTGTTAAGTGTGTCGTTGTTGATAGCCTTAAAAGTAGCGCCTACGAGATAGCAAAGCACTACAATGGCAGGAAATGCTATAAAACCTAAATCACTCATTATCTTTCTCCTTCTTTCGTTGAAATGTAAATAAGGACAGCCAGAGCTGTCACAAAGAAGCCCACAACAGTGAACTTCAAGAGTTCGGTCAGAATCGTTTAGATCTTGCCCTCCTTAGTTAATTGTTCAAAGGTCTCCTTGATGTGTTTATTCGCCGTCATTGTATAGGAATTCTTGAATTTCGGGTGTTCTTCACAGTAGCGGTCATAAG